CGCCTTGTTGTCGAAATATGATTCTTTCAAAGTGTTTAACTTTGTTTCGAAATCTTCGACGTTATCATAATCTAGTCCTTCCGATAGAGCACGGAGTTTTTCAATTTGTGTCTCTGCTAAACCATTTGATGCTTCAGCAAAAATATTTTGTACTTGGGCTTCGACTAGGTCGTTACCAAGTGAAATCTTAGAAGATGTTTCTTCTTCTAATCTTCCTTCTAGTTCTTCGATTCTATTTTGAAGATCTGTGAGAATGTCTGAATCAGCTTCTTCAGGAATTACAACGTTGTGTGCTTCCATCAAACCTTTTAATCCATTCATAAAAGATTCTGCTACTTCTACTTTAAGAGAGCTCTCTATAGCAACTTTGTTATCTTCCATCCACTGTTCGCTTAGGTAGTTGATGTATTCATCTACTTTAGCTGTCATATTCTCAGCAAGTGATTCTTTAGCTTCTGCTATTTGTGTATCAAATGCGTTTGAATATTGTGTGTTGATGTCAGATACTCTAGCGCTTACTGCAGCTTCAAAAACTGTCTCTGCTTTTTCTCTTAATTCTTCGTCGAGGTCTTCGCCGAATATAGCATCTATATCTTCTTTAACACCGCCTGAGTGTCCAGGTGCGAGTTCTTTAGATCCACTTTGACCAGGAGTGACTGCTTCAGCTGAACCGCTTCCACCTTCTACTTTAGCACTGCCTGTAGCTTTATCAGCTTTACGCTTAGGTGCTTGTTTTCCTGATTTAGAAGATACTAAGTCTTCACCTTTTGATTCTGAGCCGGATTTTTCCTGTGAGCCGCCTGGGTTAGGTGCAGTAAATGATGCAGCTTTGTCTGCAGGTCTTTTATTACTTCCTTTTGTAACAGGATCGGCAACAGCCGAATTCTCACCGCTGGCCTTAAACTCGTCAAGTTCTACTTGCTCATCAGCCACAGCTTCGATTTCTTCGTTCCTAGAACTTTCTAGTTCATTAGCCATTTTTTTCTCCTCGTAATATGAGTCTATACTTATGTGTATATTATTTATAAATTATAGGTTTACAGGGTATTTAGAAACCTTTCAAATAGAGCGATTGAATTCTCATTCAATCTCTTTACTGAATCGTTGCCAATACTTACAATCTCTTCTATAACCTTTTGGCTTTGCCAAGAGTTAGTCGAAGCGTCGTAAACCCACTCTACGCCTTCCATAACACCATTCACAAATGCGTTTGGTGCAGAAGGATCAGCTACAATATCACCTGCAGTAGCAAGCTGAAAATCACCCTGTACTTCGTTAATACCATCACTGTTCATTCTTAGAGACCCCATACCTCTTGACGATACGCCTAAATTAGCGCCTTCATCAATTAGGGATTTAACTATCTTCCCATATGGAGTATCCATGATCTTTGCTTTACCGATATAATCATTGCCTTCTTTATTGAGACTTTTGACCATATGAGAAACTCTTTCTAAGTTTATTGTTGGTCCGTCTGGATGACCCAACTCTCCATATGCTCTATTCTGACCAATAAATTGATCATTATATCGTGTTACTTCTTTGTCTAATGTTTCCATTGGATACATTCGACCGTTTCTGTTCTTAATGCCACCTTGCATGAAAATGCCTTCGATAAAGTAATTCTTGCCTTTTCCATTACTGGCTTCTTCTATGTTCACTTTTACATTATCAAAATTAGTTTCTGCAATTAGCTTCATTTAATTATCCTTGAATTGCTACAGCTGCGCCTAATAGTGTTGCTGCTGTTCCCCAGACTTCGTCTGTAGGATCTTTCTTTAATAAGACAGCCTCTGCTGGTCCAACAGATATCATTCCTACGACAACTGCGTCTGTAGAAACTGTACTGTTAGCAGATGCTGTTTGTACTGTTACGTTTGAATATGCTGTGTGAGAATTATATACTCTTACACAAGTTGAATTGGCGAAGCTAGAAGCATGAGAATTATTAGCACATAGTGCTGCTTGTGATCCTTTGACCTTAATTATCTCAGCCATTGTCTTCTTCTCCTGCTATTTCTTCTATAGTGTTTAAAGCAAACTCTACAGCAGTTTCAGGTTCTTCGTCAAGTAGTGTGTCAAATTTTTGTAAGTTGTCGTCTGTTAAGTTTTCCCTAACAAAGTCTACAGCAGCTTCTGCTGCTTCGTATACTGCTGCGTCTTCACCATCTTTATAATGGCCCGCACCTGCTAGGTCATGTGTACTATCTTTCGATACATTAGCACCTTGGAATACCTTGTTCTGCTCTTCTTCGCTTTCATATGCAGGGTGGTTCGTTTTCTGAACACTTGCTATATGCTTATCTACGAATCTTTTCTCAGCTTCAGATTTTGGATTAGCAAAGTCCGATACTGTTCCAGCTTGACTTTCTGGATCAGGTACTAGGTCAATTTTCTTTAACTCGACTATCTGTCTAAGTGATTTCATTATTCTTCCTTTTCTTCTTCTGATTCCTCAGGTTGTTCTACGTCTACGTCCACATCACCTTCAACTTGATCAGCTGGTTCTTCTATAGTTTCTTGATCGGCTTCATATGTTTCGCTCTCTTCTTCGTTAGGTTCTAAATCTAACTCAGGTTGAGTTTCAACCATATCAGCATCACCTTCTTCGGCTTCTACTGGAACATTTCCAAACATATCATTTGAGATATCATTCTTTATGCCCTGGACCTGTGTACCTATCTTATCCAACATGATGTCATTTAATACATCACCGGCTGCGTTAGGCTTGTCATCCATTGCCAAATCAACTATATTTCTTGCTGTTGCATCATCTGCCATAATATTCTCCTATTATATTTATATATCTTACACCTGCTCCGGCGGTGCTTCTGGGTAACCATTTCCTTGTTCAGGTGGAACTTCCCCATTTTCTGCGCCATCTACGGGAGGTTGATCAGGCATTTGATCTAATTTTTCTTGTTCAGCCTCCGTATCAGATACCATTTCAGCGTGCATTTCTTCAATTTGATCTTCAGTTTGTTTAAGAACATGAGTCTTGACCCAATGATTACTAAAATATTTACATGTATGGATCGACGTCATTAACTGCGCTTAGTTTTTCTCTGAATATTTCTAGTTCTTTTAACTCTGAGAAATGTGAATCGGTAACAAAATCAAATCTCATCTCTCTTCTTAGCATTGGCCAATCGTCTGCTGTGATTATACCTCTAAGAATTAATTGTTTCTCTAAAGCAGCTTCAAAAACTCTTGCAAACTTTAATCTAATTCTAGCAATAAACTTTTGGAATTTGATTTCGTCTCTTGATATCTCTGAAGCTCTACCGATAGCAAATCCTGTTTCAGGTTCTAATCTTGAAACTGGAACATTCAATGCTCGGTATAATTTCTTTTGGAAGTATAGGACGTCGTCCATCTCTCCCAAATTTTGTCCAGCTGGAAGAGTAGTGATCTCCGTACCCTTCCCGCCTTCTCTTCTTGGTAGCCAATAATCCTCTAACATGGTCATAAACTTTCGATCGTCTCTAAGTTCGCCTGTTGTAGCATCATACACAAGTCTATTCTTGTGCTTGGCCATCATGTCTCTCAAGTATTGTTCAGCCTTTACCTTTGGTAGATTACCAACGTCAATATAAAATATCCTTCTCTCTGGTGCTCTGGATATTCTGTATATAACTGTTGCATCTTCAAGTACTCTTAATTGGTTTAAAGGTTTGATTGCTTTGTGTAAATGCGATAATACCATTTTATTATCTTCACTCATTAAACCAGATGTGCAATGTAATATACTATCTTTGGCTATCTTTAAGCCTTGTGTAGTACCTTGAGCGGGATTAACAACTCCTGGCCCGCCTTTAAATCCTTTTTCGTTGAATAAGTAATACTCTTGTTTTGTTTGGTGTAGTTGAATCCTATTGGGACCTGACCCTTTGTTCTTTTTCTTAACTTGCCTTACCTTTCGGATCTTCCTAGGATCAATATATCTGAGTTCTTGAATACCGTTTGCAGTATTCTTCTCGTCTATAATTACATGGTAATATAATCTTCCGTCGATATACCAATGTCTGAATATTTCATAAGACTGTCGTTCAAAATCTAACAGATCTTTCACAGAATCAAATTCTTCTTGGATTTTTTTCTTGATATTATCTGCGACTTGAACTTGGTCTAAGTCTAACTCGACTGTGTGTGACTCCGGATCGTAAACTATTGATTCATTAACAACATCATCAATAGCGTTCTCACACTCAGGTTGCATGGACATATTCCTATACCGTGTAACGAGTTCGCCTTCTGTTTTTGATGTGTGTTCAAGATCAACGTATTGACCATAGGCGCCGCCTTCTGCGACAACTACTGCTCCGTCGTCTTCTGATTTGGGGACAAAGGAACCCAGATCTACGTCCGTGTTCTTTCGTTTGATTTCGAATCCAAATAATTCGGCCATGCTTTACCTCATAATATATTTATAGGAGATAGTATTATCCCCTAAAATTAAGGTAAAGGCAACAGTAAAGTTGCCTTTATTCCTAATTTCCGCCTGCGTTGCCTGTAGAACCACCAGAAACTTCCCACCAATCGTATTGGAAAGTCACCTGGAATTCTTGTAGTACGTCAGTAGCGTTCCAATCAACTTCCATTTCAGTTAAATTAACTGGGAAGATTCCGTTGAATGTGTATTCACGAATTGGTACGCCTGTCTTACTAAACTGTGTGACTTGTGCGCTTGACTTATATGATAAGTCGGCTGCTGATCCAAACCCTCTAATGTTGCCAAGGTGCGAGTTGATTTGATTCATCCACTCTTCCATAGCATTTCTAATTAGAAAATCCTCGTCGTTGATTACTGTCACGTTCCATTCCGCAAATGTTCTATCGCCTGCAATCTTAACTTTTCTTCCGAAGTATGGTACTTCAATGAATCCTAAAGTTGAAGCTGGTACTTGTGAAGCTCTTATTAAGAAAGGACTTTTTAAGTCTCCAGCCGAGTTGCTAGGATTAGTAATATTTACTTGGAATAGAGTCGGTCTAGCACCACCAAGGGCTAACTGTGACCTAATTTCATTAATGTTAAAAGCCATTTTGTTCTCCTATTCCTATTTATTAAAACTGTCCAACAATCTCAGAGAATTCTACACCACTTCTTACTGCAACAAAATTCAACTGAATGAAGTTGATGCTTCGTGATGGCTTAATGTAGATGTCTCCTACGAATTCATTTCTATCAATAACTTCGCCAGTATTGTTTGTGTCGTCACAAACTACTCTGAAGTCTTGAATCCCTCTTCTTCCTTGGATGTCTCTCAAGAATGGTTCAACCAAGTTCTTGAATTGACTTCTAGTGAAGCTGTCGTTAAATTCAAACAATGTGAATTTAGCTGCGGTGGATATTGCTTTCTCTAGTACTATGAATAGTCTTCTTACATTCAATCTATCGAACGCGCTAGGTTTACCAAGTAATGTTTTATCACCAAACAAGATTGTACCTTGTCCTGGGAATGTAACAACTGGGTTTATATCGTTTTGATATAAAATGTCTCTATCAGCTTTCTTTGGATTGTAAGGAAGTTTAACTACATTCTTGAGTCCACCTCTATTATATCCTGCTGGAGAGAACCATGCGTCTCTTAGTTCATCTGATCGAACTGCTAAACCTGCAATGTCTCCGTTTAATGGAACATATCTGTATACGTCGTTATATTTGTCGTATGCGTATTTGTAGCCAGAATCACATATTGCATAAGATGAATTTGTTAAAGCATTTCTATATGCTATAATTGCATCTCTTTCTCCGCCTATGTTGCTAACAACATCTGCTTTAGCTGGTGAAGCAAATAGTACACAATCTTTTCTGTTATCACAGATGTTATCGATAATGTATTTTGCTACGCCTGAATCTGCTGTTCCACCTAATGCTTTACCTTGAAGGATTAAGCTGATGTCTACATCTTCTGCTGACTTAAAGAAATCATATCCTGCTGATATATCAGCTAAAGACATACTTCCTTCTGCCGCAGAGTCGACACCTAATTTAAGTGAATCATAAGTTGCGTTATCTGTGGTTAGTGCTGTTGATGTAGCTGCAGTTGTACTTGCTGCTAAATTAGTTGCACACTTTGCCCAAATATAAGCTGACTGATTTTTAATAACATTACACCAGAAATTATCTTCTCCAGATTCTGTTTTAGCATCAGTTGCTCTTGATACGCCTTCGTATACTTCTAATATTTGTCCTTTAGTTCCAGTGATGTCTCCGTCTTCGTCTGAAACGACTACGTGAATCTCATCACCGACTCCGCCCATGTCTGTGACATATGCTGAGGTTCCAGGTGCAGCTCTTACTTGATCCCAGTATTTCCAGTATCTATCGAAAGCTACTGTACTTAAATTGGTTGCCCCTGTATAATTTGATTTGAAAGTCATTGTTGTGCTATTCGCAGCAGTGACCTCTAAGTAAGCAACGCCTACTGTAGAGTTTCCAAATTTGATTTTGTCGCCTATATTAACAAGTGAAGTACCACCAGATGTAGTTTCGTTCTGTGAAGTAGTTGCAATGTTGTTACCTGAAGTAATGGTAAGTGTACCAGTTGAACTTTCTAGGTAGTCATTTGCTGACTTACATACTGAAACCTGTAGGCTGTTTCCAAGTGCTCCTGGATACCTTGCTACAAAGTGGTCGTTGCTTGTTAAAGAGACGTCATCTATGAAATCAGCGTTCTTAACTAATACTGCTGCTGAACTACCGTTAGAAACTGCGTTCTTGCAAGCAGAGCTAATTACTCTGTTGACATAGAGTTTATTACCGTAAGCTAGAAAACTAGCTGCAGTAAAGAATGTTTCCGGGTTTATATCCCCGTCGGGTTTATGAAAACGGTTGACTAATGTTTCCTCGCTGTCTACTAAGACACGCTCGTTAACAGGTCCCCATTTAAAAACCCCTGCTAAGGCACCTTCTGTAGTAGAAACTGCTGGTACAACCGTACTCAGATCTATTTCTGATACATTAATGCCTGGACTGACCTGAAATGCCATTTCAATTCTCCTTTTCTATTGGTAGATTATAAAGCTCTGTTATATTTATAAAACTTGATACTAGAAGAGTGTTTCACTCTCGTAATCCCAACCTTCTACAGCAACCCGTTGTCCACCTTTAAATTCGTCATCTTCTTGCCATGTGTCATCAATATTTCCGTCTCAATAATACCGAACGGTGTTAACTGATCTTCCAAGGCCTGTTGATTCAATTCGTATAAGTTCTTTCTTATATCTATATCAGTTAGTTCTTTGAAATAATCTTGATTAGTTAACCAAGCAAAAAACACTAAACACATTGCTAGATCATCATTCTGACCTTGCTCTGCTTCAAAGTTTGTTCCTCTCTTATTAGCAACAAATGTTGTTAGTTCTGATAATATATCAAAGTCGTTAATTATTATTCTATCATTTTCTACAATAGTCTTCAACATTGAACATCCTACTCTTTTTAAAGCAGGTGTTGTTCTAATGCCTAATGTACTATCGCCTCCACCGAAACCACTGCCAACTACCTGACCAGCACGACCTTTCCACTGTGCAGACATTATAGCTTCATACTCCATATCGTGATGTAATATGTCAGCTACTTGTTGACCTATATCATTAATCTCTATTAATACATGCGCATCATTGTACGCTCTTGCAGCATTATATATCGCTTTGGGATATAATACTGGTGCAATTGTATTGCTTCTATATGTTGCAACCACTTCATAAGGAACCTTTGTTGCATCTATAACTGTAAATGCACTGTAATCATTTCCTACACCTCTACTTGTATCAGCTGTGATACAATAAATGTGTTCTGGTTGTGGTTGTTCAAATATTTTTAATTGTTCGTTCTGTTGCATAGGATTTTTAAATACTAAATTCCTTAGCTTATGTGCATCTATTAATGTACTTGATGACCCTAAGAATTCACATTCGAACTCAACTGCAAATTGTTTCTCTGATGTATTCCTAATAGTTTGTTCTTTCCACTCTTCATCACGACCAGGAACATCCCACCAGTTAACACTAACTGTTGCGTAATCATTATAACCTTTCTCTGCATCATGCCATAGTTTATAAAACATATTCATACCATTTGGCGTAGATGTAATCAATACTCTTGATGTACTACCAGATGATATTGTAGGATATACAGAGTTAAAAAACTCTTCTTGTACTGTTGATGGAACGAATGCAAACTCATCTAAGTATACTAAGTTAATAGACATACCCCTAATTGCAGATGCTGATGTAGATGATGCAAATATTTTGGATCCATTCTCCAAAACAATATTACCTTTGTTCCATTCTACTATACCTTGTTGTAAAAACCAAGGCAAGTTTTCATATGCTAATTGTAATCTTCCTAAAATTTCTCTAGCTGTTGCAGCTTTGTTAGCTAGTACTGCAATATTAAAGTCTGGATTATATAAAGCATAGTGTAGCATTATTG